GACAATTTACTATAGAGCCAAATGTGAGACAGCGAGCGCTACTGTGCAAGTACATATTCGTTACCATATACATGGCTAAGGAGGATTATCATGGGCAAGACAGTACGAGGTAAGAGGGATGGAAGTGGTCCGTACAAGGATTCAACCCAGCGCAAAACTTACAAAACTGGTAAACGGCAGCAACAGGGCGTACCCTGTCCTCAAAAATAAAGGTGGAGGTTCAAAATTATAGGTGCATATCTCGTTGACAGCATAACCCTGCGTATGGCTAAGGGCAGTGATGAATGGCAAGAGCCTGATACACCTGAAGACGTGAGTGTAAAGGCGCTTATTGACTATGGGGAGCATCGTATACAGAATGCAGAGGGGGAAATAGTGGTGAGCATGGCAAAGGTGTATATGAGGCCGAGAACCATTATTACAAGCGGATTTGCCACACGCGCATCCAACACCATATCATATAAAGATAAGCTCGTATATGATGGGCAGGCACACGCTATAATGAGAATTAGTAAGTCGAGGGATTTTAGTGTAAGGAGCATGGATATATATGTCGCCTAATATTACAGGATTTGGGTTTGCAGAGGGGCCTTCCAAGAAGGGATTCAAAGGTGCAGGTGGGTTTGTTCTGGATATGAGTGAAATACAGACGAGAATGACATTACTTAATATGAAAATATTGCCTGCCAAAGTACGTAGAGGATTGATGCTGGCTGGCACTAAATTTATGACAGATTGCGTTACAGGGTTGCCAGCTATGCCAATAAGGAGAAGTAAGAGTGATTCTCCGCCGTATAGCGAGGCGTCCAGGCGTAAGGCAGGGGAATTGCGAGCATCAGGAGCGTTGTTTGTAGATGGAGCGAAAAAGGGAAATACACGTGATTACGGAGAGGGTGCAACAGGGAAGTATCAGCCCACGAAGTATGGTGGAACTCATATTCCCAAGATGAGCCATGAGGCTTGTATAGTGTTTAATGCCCCATACGCGACCGCACAGCATGAGTCATTTCCAAGCAAGACCGAACCCACAGCAGGTGTGGGGTTTATGTCAGAGAAGCTTTACAAGAATGGAGTAACATATATTGCTATTGTTGCGAGGGCAATACGATTATGATAAAAGAATTATGCAATTATATAGCAGCACACACATCATTTACACAAGGAACCACTCTATTCGCCTTAGCAGTGGATTCTGATTTGATAGATGAATGTATTGTTGTAGCAGAACCCTCACCAGGTCTGGTGGATGGGATTCTGTATGATTTTCGCCAAATACCTTTCGTTATCTATTCGAGAGCGAAGACACGTTTTACAGCACGGGATAACGCCCACACCGTGTTTGATCTTCTGCAGCGCGGCGAGCATGATCTCGCACACGGAAATATACAGGTACATTTGGATGCTATTGACAGTGGTCCAATATATGTCTGTGATTTTGAATGCAGGACGCCCTATTATGTAGGTCTGGACGAGTCCGGCAGGCGATATGTGTTTACAATGCCTGTCGATGTGACAGTAACTAATATATTATAAAAGGAGTATATTATGTCTTTAGGAGTAATGGGACCAACGAGAGATTTAGGTCCGGCTATTGTCGATTGGGGGAGTGATACCCTCAGCGAGATATTTGAAGAGACGAAGCTCACACTCAACTCAGCGGATGCCGGAGAAGTATTTGAGGCAATACATGGGGGAACACCTGTGGATACCATTGTATCCGGATATTCAGAATGTTCAGTACACGTGCCTATGACACGTAGCACATGTGCTATTCTTGCTACAATTCTTCCAGGCGGTTCAAATTCAGGTACCACTGGCGTAGCTATTCTCCCTTCAAATGTGACCGGCATATCCATGTACGATTCTGGATTACCATTATTGGTGAAACCTATCGTAGCCGGTATTGAAGCAGATAATGGAACGTGGATGAGACTTGAACACACCTATCCACAAGCCAATTGGGATGTGACATTTGGCATGGGTAGCCAGAGAGTATATGCGTTCACATTCAAAGCCCATCCTGATCTGACAAGTGGTAAATTGTGGTCAGCGGGTCGGGTAAATATAAGTGATTCATACTAAAAGGAGGGTTTATGCCCAAAATTAACATTGATGAACTTTGTGAACCTATCGAAATCACAGTAAACAAGCAAGCATATACCATTGATGATATTCCAAGGGAACTCGCTAAGAAAATGGAAGCGCTTGGAAAAGAGGCGGATGAAAAGGGGTCTGGCGATACTGAGCCTCTCATTAGTATTATGGCCGAGATATTAGGCGCGAAACCAGAAGACATTGGCAAACTTGGTTTACGCAAACTTTTAATGCTTGTGAAGTCGGTTATGGGAGTCGTCAATGAGGAGCTTGAAGCAAAAAACGTCCCAGAGGCCGTAGTGACGAAATAGCTACAATAGCTGCGGCCTTCCCTGGTATGTTTACGTGGCAAGAACTCATTGATATGGAGTTGAGACAGAAGGGATACTGGTTGAGGCAAGCGGATGCCATAAGACGGCAAATGGTTGCCACAATTGCCTACGGTGTAGGGATTGGTATGTCTGAGGATGGTGGAAGAGCAATGGAGGAGCTCGAACTCACCACCACCAAAGAGGAAAGTACGAGACAACGCTCAGAGGCAACTTGGGATATGCTGAAATTTATAGGAGGCGGAAAAGGTGTTTAATGTAGGAAGTGCAACAGGATATTTGAAGTTAAATACAACAGGCTGGACTTCGTCAATGAGGGGTGCTACAGCCCAGGTTACAGCACTCTCTCGTACATTTGCCCGTATGGGCGCTGTGGTTGTAGGATCGCTATTCCTTATTGAACGTCAATTTGGTAAGTTTGACAAGGCTATACGCCACGCTACGTCTGTAAGTGAGGCTTCTGAAGAGCAATTCAAGCAGATGTCAGAGATGGCGCTGGATGCGTCAGTGAAGTGGAATAAAGCAGCCACAAGCACTGCTCAGGCATTCTACTATCTCGGTTCTGCTGGTTTGACTGTAACTGAGCAGATGCACACATTCAATGATACTATTATGCTTTCCCGCGCTATGGGTTCAAACTTATCCCAGACAGTAGAGGGTATGGTGGATATTGTTAGGGCGTTTGGACTGGAATTCGAGAACTCAGGAAGAATAGCCGACCAGATAACCAAAACCGTCATTAGTTCTAATCAGCAATTCTACACATTATCCAGAGCACTCTCCTACGCAGCCTCCACAGCCCGCTTGACAAATAATACACTCGCCGAAACAACAGCCATGCTTGGTGTCATGGCCAACGCTGGTATAAAGGGCTCGATGGCGGGTACTGTGCTTAGACGTGCCATGACTAATCTTATGTCGCCTACGGGGGGTATGGCGGAACTTATCTATGAGTTAGGACTCAATACCTATGATACCACGGGTAAAATGAAGCCATTCATTCAGATTATGGGAGAAATAAGTGATAGATTAAAAGGAACAACAGATGAATATAAGAATATGGTGTTTGAGATGTTGTTTGGACGTAGGGCTATCGCTGGTCAGATTGTACTATTCAACTACGGATCAAAGGCATTAGCAAAATACGCAAATGAGATACAGAATGCGGCCGGAACTACAGCGAGGGTTGCTGGGAAACAGATGAAAGCATTCACGGAGGTGCTGGGGCAGCTCTGGAGGGAAGCGCAAAGGGTAGCCATAGTTGTAGGGGATTTACTTGTACCTGCGATAGAAAGGGTAGCACGCAGGGTACGCGATAATATAGTGGAATTCAGAAAATATATCAAAGCCAATAAAGACGTCATTATTACGACTCTCAAATGGGGAACGGTGTTAGGAACAATAGCGGTAATAGGTCCGCCAGTTGCCCTTGTACTAACGAGCCTGGTTACACAGTTTGTGGCGCTCGCCGCCGCTCTAATAAAAGTATCCGTAGCGGGTTTGATGAATCCATTTACTATATTAATAGCATCCCTCTATCTACTTCGAGCACAACTCACACAACCATTCTGGGAAGACGCTTGGAAAGGTTTCACTGCTGCGGCATCCAACGCTGTTGACGTAGTAAAAGCGAAATTTAAAACATTAGCGTGGATTGCGCACCGTGAAGCAATGATGGCTAAAGAACATAAGCTCGGAACACCTTTGATACGCTGGGATGCTACTCGTACTGCGCTGGAAATGGAGCTTTTTAGTGAAGGTTACGACATGATTGCTAAACAATTCACGAAGTTGCTTAAATTACCTGTGGAAAAGACAGCAGAAGCGGCGAAGAAAGCAGCGGCAGTGGCAGCGGCGGGAATTAAGGAAATCTATGATAATACGGTGGAGCGAGCAAAAAAGGATATTGCAAGCTTAACGGGATTATTTGATGTTTTAATGGCTAATCTACCCGCCTCTATGCAAGTTATTGTCGCCCGGGTAACAGCCATCCTTGGTGGTCTTGTGGATACAATTCGCATTTTCATGCAAGAACCTATTCTATTTAAAGGTATCAAAGCCCCCAGAATTACAATATCGGAAGAATATGAAAAATTATACCAAGCTATCCAAGAATATGGTAAGGAAGAAATAGCTGTTATGCAGAGGTCAATAAAGACGGCAACTATATGGGAAAAGAGATGGAAATCTGGTGTGGTTACTGTAGTAAAAAGTATGCGAGATTGGCAAGACATGTTCACAGACGTGAACGCTGATATACGATCCGCATGGGCAGATACGATTAACGATGTTATAGAAAAGGGTGGAACATTTGAAGACTTCTTTGAGAATATGTTCACGAACATCCTCAGTTCTTTTAATAAATTTGCCTCAGAAGTTCTTGCAGGCGATCTGTGGTGGTCTATTTTTGGTCAGGGAATAAAAAGACCGTTTGGCACAGCTACATTTCTCAAAGGCAGCGTATCCGCCAGCGCTCCAGATACAGGATATGGGGCAATGCTGGACACAATGTCTCGGAGTGTCAAGGATATTTTTGTTCCCAAATTTGAACCCTCAGAGCCCTATATTGGTCAGTTTCCCGGAGAGGGTTTGCAGAAACAGGCAGTGGGTAAGGTAGCCATCAATATTGAGAATAAAGGGGAGCCAGTTAGCCTACGTGAAACAGGACGGCGCTTTGATGGCAAGCAGTGGGTTATTAGTACAGTTATGGAGAGAATGGATACTGACCCTAATTTCCGTGCGAGATTTGGAGGATAAGTATGGCTACATTTCCAACATTATATAGACGAGGAACGGAGATACATAATCCCATCGTGGGAGTATTTGATGATACAATGGCTCACGATCCTGTGGTAAAAAGTACATCTGAAGGTGGATATGTCAAGACACGGGCGCGGTTCACACGGATAACACGAAAATGGACTATAAAATATGACTGGCTAACTAAGGTAAATAAGAATACACTCAAGGCTTTTGAAGGCGGAAATGCAAACACAATCCCAGTTGGTGTAGCAGGGGGCTCTGATTACTTCACATGGACAAATCCCGAAAATAGCACGGCATACACGGTGAGGTTTTTGGAGCCATTTACGAAGTATACGCCCCATTCTGATACCAATTTCCTATGGTGGATGGCGGAGTTCATACTAGAAGAGGTCTGATGAATATACTTGATTCCTCGTACATAGACGAACAAACCAAGATAGCGGGTAGCGGTGCATGGATTTGGCTGTTAGAAATTGCCACTCCAGGACGTACCACTCTACGATATGCTAATAACAATTCTGATATTGGCTGGCCGCTGGGAATAAGCTCTAATACTTATTCTAAGCTGTCCATAACTATGGATGATATAAGTGTGTCCACAAGTGGTGAATTTCCCATACACAAATTACAGATAGGGGATGTGGATTTGGATGGCGGGTTGAGAGAGCGGGTTAAGGTTACCGCGGGACTCGTAGGAAGCACTGTACGGCTCATAGTAGTGCATTCATCGCATCTTGATTTACTTACGCCTGCTATTGATGAGATAGCCGAGGTATTGAATTGCGAAGTTACCGCGGAGGCAGTGGTGCTAACTATTGGTGTTCCAAGTTTACTAAGCAAGCGATTTCCTCGCGATAGGTATGTTCCCTCATTTTGCCGTCATAAGTTTGGTGGGGCTTTATGCCGATATGTGCAACCTGATTATTCTCTCACCAGCACCGCTATTCGTTTTACAACGAGCGGTGATTATAATATAATACAGCAGGTGATTAGTGGTTCATTAGTTAGTGATGTGTTTTCGGGCGCACCCGGGGAACCAGCGCCTATTCCACCGCCGGCTCCTC